ATTCGCCGTTTTGCTTATCGCGTCGCCTCGGTGATTCGTCTTGCATAATCGTCGTACGTCTTTGCGATAAAATACACGCCACCGGCGGCGTTTATTTCCCGTTCAACTTCACGTTGGTATTGCGACTGGCGGTCGGTTCCGATTTTTACCTCGATTCCGATGAACCGCCCATCCAATACACCAATAATATCGGGAACACCGCGTTTCGTGACGCCGGCACGATATACACCGCGCGCTTTGTCGTAGGTTGCGCCGTTGTTGATTCGGTATGCCGCACCCCCGCGAACGTTGACGATGTCGTAAATGATCGCATTCGTTAGGCCGTTGGCGTTTTTATCCGTGAACGTCGTCGTCGGTATCGCCGATTCGGGAATATGGGCATATTTCGTCGCGTTGTGTTTCTTTGCGAACTGGCGCAGTTCCGCTAATGATGTGGGTGAGGGCATAATTCGGCAAGTTCATTTCACAAAACGCGACCATGACCGCGATGTCGTCCGACAACGCAATCAATTCGTCGGATTCCCAACGTTCGGCCAACGTGCGCGCACGTTCGGCGAACTCCGAAACGCGGTTCAATCGTTGTTCAACGTCAGCCATTGCGGCGGGGTTAAAACGACGACGTCGTTCGTGTAGTTCGCGGGCATCCCGTCCCATTGTTTGAATCGTTCGGTCAATTGTATTAGTTCAAATATACCAAATTCAATTGACGCGGCGTCCATTTGAAATACGCCGACGTTGTACGGCGAATTTGCCTCGACGCCAACAAAGTAGAACGTGTCCAAACCAAATGCGCGGCAGTACAACGACGCTTGCAAATGATATTTGTTGCCGAACACCCAGCGTTTGAATGCGGATTCGGAAACGTCTTGCGTGGATTTCAAATCAGCAACGAACGTCGGTGCGACCATGTCGGCGAATCCGCGGTATGGGATCCCGGCGAAATCAAATTCAAACGACTGCTCGACGGCGGTCACTTGTGCGAACAATTCCGACGCGGCGGGGTGCGCCCATAATGCGGCCGCCATTCGTTCGATTATTTCGAATTCCGAATCTTTGAGAATTTCACGCGTTCCGGCGGCCTCTTCGACCTCTTTCCACGCGTTCGTGCCACGACGAATGTCGGGCGCGACAAGGTATCGTTTTTCGAAATCGTCGGGTTCCAAAACAAACGTGTGCAATGCCGACCCGCGGGTCATGGCGGCGGTTGTTTCACGTTGTTTGTTTTTGTAGGCGAGGAAATGGTTTGGCGATTTCGCAAATTCCTTGACGGACGAAAACGACAACGGCAAAAATGGTTTGGTTCTCATCGTTTCCAGCGATTGACCGAAACCAATATGGTGAGGTATGTGAACGACGTGACGAGGTAGTATGTTTCGTCGTCGGCGAATACCGCAACCGATGGGGTGATGAAAAACGCGTCTTCGTTTTTCCAAGTGATGTCAATGGTCATTTTGTTTCTTTTAATACCCGAACCAATTTGTTCAGACGTTTGATTTCATTTTCTAAATACTCAATGTCCGTTTCTCGGGATTGAATTTCCAAATCATCTTTGAAAATTTCATAATCGCGACAATACACGGGGTCTACTTGTCGCAATGTGTTTCCCATCGTTTTGTGCGATTCATTGTGAACGCGCAATTGATGGTGAATGGCGGGGTGTTTGCGATTGATGATTTTTGCGACTTGTTCTTGTGACAAATTGATTTCCCAGTAGCAATACGCAATGATCATTCGGCGAACGTAGTTGATTGACGACATTCGTGTTCTGCCTTTGATTGACCCCGCCGGTAGGGCGGCCCAGTTCTCGGCGAACTGAACCACCCATTCGGCGTGTTGCACGCGATCGCCGTTATTAGAACGGGAAATCGTCATTTGATTCGGTCGTTGTTGGTGCGTCAAACGTTGGTTCGGTCGGTGTTACGCCATCGAAAAAATCCGATGGTGTTCCGCCACCCTCACCGCGTTCGGCAAGTGTCAATACAATGACGTCGTTCACCCATACGGATAAACCTTTTTTGCCGTTGTAATCATACGCCTTGACGATGCAGTTCGTTTTGAGAACCGAACCATTGTTGACGTAATCATCGAACGCGTGTTTGTGCGTGTCGAATACGTTGGGCGGGTTGTTCGCCTTGACGCGGACGGCCGGAACCTCGTATTTGGGTTTGCCGTCTTGGCCTTTGATTTGAACGAACTTATATGCACCGAGGTCTTCTAATGTTTTGACGCTTGCGGCGTCCAGCATCAAATCGGCTTGGTATTTGTTCGACAATTTGTTCGGGCCGGATTTGGGCGTGATTTGCGCCCATTGTGCGGTGCCGGTCAAAATAACTCGGACACCTTTTGAAAAATCGGGTTTTGTAGTCATGATTTAAAGTGCGTTTGTTTGTTTACGCTTGGCAAACATACGGCGACGTTTTCAACATTGCAAACAAATGTTGTTCAATTTATCCACAAAAAAGAAACCCCGCCGTTTGACGGGCGGGGTCAACGCACACACTCAGTGCGCTCGCGGGTTCGGAAATTTAAGAAACAAACAAACAAACGTCACCCGCGTCGTTCGTACTTGTTGAAATTTTGGTGCGCCGATGCGGCCCAAACCAACCCGGCGAAACCGAGAATGATTGTCCACGTCATTGACGTGTGTGAAACGGCGCAAAACAAAAGAATGGTCGCAACCATTGTTTGAATCATCGCTTTGCCGAGGTAGGTATCTTTTTCGTTTTCCATGACGTTTGAATTTGTTTGTTGTTCGGGGGCAAATATACAAAACCAAACCAATTGTGCAACACCCCAAAAATTTATTGACACGCGTTGTTGATTTTATTTATATTTATATATCCCTTTAGGGATATATAAATATAAATAAAATACACGGCGCATCAATACGAACCAAATAAATACAAATCAAGTTTTGAACAATGTGGTTTTGTCAACCCAAAGGTTCACGAACGGCGAACGAATTTCAACCCATCGGTTGACGTTGTGCATAAAAAAACCCGACACATTGGTCGGGCATACCATTTCGGTGACGTCAACGATATGGTCACCAACGTCGCCATCGGGACACGGCAAACGCAATCGAGAATATCAAAAGCACAACCGACACCCAAAGGTTGAACTGGTCACGCCAACGACGCGGTTGCACGACTTGCGGAATTTCGCGTATAACGTCGATTTTTATCGTGTCGGGTAGACAAGTACCCTCGACCATCAAAGTGTCGTAAGAACGCACCAAACGCACCCGTACGCGGTCGCGTTCAATCGTGATGGTATCGACGTCGTTCATCACGATCGTGTCGGTCAATTTTCGTTCCCGTGTGACGACGATTGTATCGAACCGAACCGCCGTTGGTTTGACAATCGACGGGTCTTTGGCAATCGCACGCTTCAAATGCCAATTAGCAGAACACGACGCCATCACGGCGACGGCGGGAACAATCAATATCCAACGAGCCATGCGAATTTTTGTTTGACGTTAAACGACGGACACGCCTTCGCGGCGTATTCATTGTGGCCGTGCAACGTTAGCGGGCCATATTCATCACGCAAATGCTTCACCAAATTAACGAATGCCGTTTCTTGTGCGGCGTTCATTGTGTCTTTTGCCTTACCCGCCGCATCCGTTCCGCCGACGTACACCACACCAATTGTTGTGGCGTTGTGTCCCGCGACGTGTGCGCCCGTTTTTGACACGTCGCGCCCAATATGAACCGAACCATCGATATAAATGATGAAATGATACCCGACGTCCGACCATCCACGGGCTTTGTGCCAAACGCGGATTGTGTCAACGTCAACGTGACGACCCTCGGGTGTCGCGGTGCAATGCACAATGATTCGGTCAAGTTTACGCACGACCTTGACCGCGGTATGGTTTTGTTTTGTTTCCGTGTTTAACGGATTTGGCGTGCTTGCCACGCTTGCGTGATTTTGAAACGTACGTCGACGACGCCGTCGCCTTAACTTTTGCCGCCATCGGTTTTGTCGGGGTCTTTGAGGAACAACATAAAAAATCCGCTGGTCATGAACAACCCGACCTCCGTCAAAGTGCTTTTACCGAACCAAACGAACAAAAACGAAACGACCAACACCAGCAAACCGATGATGGTCGTTTTCGGGTTGCGAAACAATCGGTCAATCATTGTTTGTCCCGTTTCCGTAGTTCATGCCGGTATCGAATGTCGAGGAACGCTTTGTAAATAAGCATACCCGTCAACACGATCGCGAACAACGATGCGATGGCGGACAATATCGGGTTAATGTTCAACGTCAACCACGATGCAATCGTCGTGCCGAATGCCAAACCAGTTTGTTCGCCGCGTGTCATTGTGTTATTCGATTACGGGTGGAACGGGCGGTTTGCAATATTCCGCATCGGGATTCGCTACGCAGAACGCTTGAGCGTACTCGGTGTCTAACGTGTAACCCATACTTGAAACTCCAACGGGATTCGGCCAAATGAGGTATTGGTTGAAGTCAGCAAGAGGCTCACCAACCCAAACGATGTCAATAGAAACCTTTGTGTTCTGCTTTACGCATACTTGGTTCCCTTCGGCATCCGTTCCCCATTCGGTACAAAGTTTGCCCAAGTCCACAAGAACCGCAACGAGGTCGGGGTTCCAGTAGGTGTAGGTTTCTCCTTCGGGGTCGGTTCCCGTTTTCTCAATCTTCTTGCGAGCCGTTGCCCATTGCGTGGGCGTTAGTTCGTATTTCCTAAAGTGTTGCATCGTATGTTGATTTAGGCGGTTAAGGCAGCGAGGTCAGCGTTTGAGGTTGCGGCTGGAATCATCAAAAACTGATTGATTTCAAAAGCGTTAGTATTGTTCGTGTAGCCAGTCCAAGCCGTAGCGTTTACGCCTATGCGGTCCATTTGGTAGTATGTACACGCTGTGTCCGTCAATACTAATGCTCCGTCAATATAAATGCGGGTATCGTTTGTTGTGTACGAAACGGCAATTTTATGACGCCCATTTGACAAAGCCGCAAGCGTGCTGGACGTATCTACGCCATCATCAAAAACTACACGAGGAATACCGCCAGTATTGTCAAACTGGCAAAGGCTAAATAGTTTAGTTCCGTTGCTGCCAGTAATAGTCCAGCCCGTAGCGTTAGCCTTTTTTACAAAGTCCAAAACAAAGGTTGTAGCGGTTGCACCAAACAAACCCGAAATACTTGACTTTTGAGAAAAATCCGCCCCCCTTGTCACCGCTGCTCCCAATGTGGGGATGTACGAGGTGGCGTAGGCTCCGATTTCCAAACTGAAGCCCCAAAAATATGCCGACTTAGTGGGCAATATAGAGGCAACCTCATACCAACCACTGCCGCCACTTACTGATGTTCCAGTAACTGAAACACGATACCATCCGTTGCCGTAGTTTTCTACTTTACCGCTTACGCCAGTCCACGCTCCAGCGGAGCCGCTAAAAGTAGCCGTTCCGTTTGCTGGTTGAATTTGTGCTTGCATTCCCCCAATAACGCCATCCGACATATTGAAAGCAATAAATTCAGTACCACTAAAAGTATTGTTTTTAAAAAAAACAGACATCGTGTAGGTAGTAGCGGCTGCCACAGTTTGGTTGCGCAAGCGGTACGAACTCGCAGTAAACGCTACGAGGTCGGCACTTTGGTAGCCATCGGGCGAAGCCGTTGCGTTTGCCGTCACAGTTGTGCCTACTTGCGAAGTAAGGCACGAGGTCACGTCCTCGCTGAAGGTGATTGTATTCGTCCGCTGCGGTTCAAGCAACAAACGAGGACAAGAACTATTAAGGTAATCCAAACGGGGTACGTTAGCAACGGGGCCAACCGATACCGCTGCCGAAGTAGTGGCGATGTAGTCTGTTGCGATGTCGCCCGTTTCTATCTGAACTTGAGCATAGTCAATCGTGGCAACCGAATCGTAGAACGGGTGAACCAACGTAAAAGCACCAGCAGAGGGGACTGTTACAGTTCCATAAACACGAGTCCAAGTTGAGGTAGGGAGTGCGTTCATAAACACATTAACGCCTAAACCCGAATACTGAACGGGTGAATTTAAAGGTGTACCGCTAACCAATTTAACCCACACGCTGAACGTATATTGCCCAGCAGCGGGTAACGTCATTGAAAGGTTTACAAACGCATTACTTGCTACACTCATTACAATTCTGCGGGCATCCATTAACCCAGTCGGCCCCATTACTTGGCCTCCATCAGAAGCGTTTGCACCAAGCGTATACCCGCTTAATAGTCCGATGTTCTTTGGGTAGATATTAGTCCGCACCTTCTCAATCAGCCCATCGGGGCCGACTCGGGTGGCGGTGTCGTTGCTGCGGGTAAAGGTGAGGTCGCCCGTGCCGTCAGTTGGTTTGACGCTATAAATTTTTGATAATTTTTGAGCGGAAGGTATTAATACCAATGACGCGTCTTCGAAAAAACTCATTGTGAAATTGTGTACATTAATTGGTCAAAACACGGGTTGTCAAACGTTGCGCCGTCGTCCGTCATGCGGTTACGGAACAACGCGAATGCGTCCGTGTACGTTGCTGAACCCAACGATTGCAACGCGCGTGCAACGCATTCAACCGATTCAAAGGTTCCGCCGTCACGCTCCACGTTTTCACGGAATGCGTCGGCAAAGATTGTCACACCCAACCGCCCGCCCGTGGTCGTGAAACCAACGTTCGACGTCAACGCGTTCAAACGTTGACGGCGGAATAGTGAAATGTATAAATACGGATTCATATTGTGTAATCAAAATTAAATCATTATATTACGCGGCAAACGTGATTTTATCAACAATTGTAAAACGGCGTTGATGCGGTTGTGAATCGGGTCTACCCTTTGTCCTTTTTCTGAATCACCCACCAATCGCCGTTGTGCGCCAAATACGTTGCGCCGTCATACGACCGCGTCATTGCGGACGATGTTTCGCCATCAATCCGCGCCGTCGTGTCGCCATCGTCGGGAACGATTGACAACGCGTTGGAATTCGAAATCGTGTCGTCCGTTTTCACACGAATCATTCGACCCTCGGCCGCGTCGACGGGCGGCAATTTGATTGTGAACGTTCCCGAACCGCCCGCCCACGTCGTGAACAAAATGTAATCGGTTTCGTTCACCGCATATTCACCCGACGCACTGGCCTCGATGTCAACAATGTTTGACGCCCACGATCCGTTGACACGCGCATTCGCGTTCATCGTCGCGTTGCCGTTCATCGTCGTGGTTCCGTTCATCGTCGCCGCACCCGTGACGCCCAATGTCGACGACAACGTCGTTGCACCCGAAACGCCCAGCGTTGACGACAACGTCGCCGCACCCGTGACGCCCAATGTTTTTCGCATCGTTACCGCCTCGTTTGCCGTCAACGTCGACGACAACGCCGTCGGAATCAACGACACCAATTCGCCGTCGGCCAACGTGGTGATTGCATCCGACACACACGAACGTGATTCAACCACACCGCCGTCGGCCGTTACCCGTGCGACAAACGCGTCGATGTATGATTCCAAACCAACGATTGTGGTTTTTTCCATCGTCGCAACGCCCGTGATGTTCGCGGTTCCGTTGATACGTCCGCCCGTTGCCGTTTGTTCGTATGGGCCGACCGCTTCGTTTTCAATGTCAATCGACATTCCCGCGATTCGTCCGCCCGTGATATCGTTCGGCGACACACCCGACGTCGTCGCGGATTGCAACGGCGTACGTTCAACCAAATCGTCGACCGACGCCAACGCCGTGACGGCCGTGCGAATGGTTTCGATTTTGTACCACGTTGACGCCCATTCGTCGGTATTCGCCGTGAACGTTCCCGACGTCATCAAATACGCGTCAGAATTGAACACCATGCGTTGCCCCAAATAAAACGCGCCTATTACATTTCCGTTATATTGTTCAATCGGACGGACGTGCAACGCCAACGTTTCGTTGGACAACAATTTCAAAATTGGCAATGCGGTACCGCTTGATCCCTTGCGCCAATCCGACGTCCCCAACCAATTGGTTCCGTTGTACGCCGCCAAATGTCCCGTTTGACGTGGGCCGTCGGCGATGAATACGTCGCCAAGGTCAATCGTCAAATTCGAATCAACCGACGATTGTCCGTTCGTCGACGAGAATGTCGCACCGGGTGCGTTCGTTGCGCCGTTGGTTTCGATACCAAACACAAACACCGAATCGAACAACGGCGTTTGCGTTGGCGTGTACGTTGCGCCATTTCCCGCGCGGAATACGCCGTGAAGGGACAACACGAAATCCAATTCGCCGTTGACGGGAATATCGGGTGTAATGATTGCAACGGGGTAATTGACGACGGCGATTCCCGACGAAAAAAACATGGGCAAATCAAAAAAGTATTCACCCGCCGTTGTCGACCACGATGGTATGCCGAACATTGCGCCACCCGCGGCGTACCCGTTATACGTTCGGTTGCAGTAATAATATGTGCCCGTCGATGAATCTTGAATGCGGATTCGCATTTTGAACACGGGGAAAATCGGTGACGTTGCCGTCGGTGCGCCGACGACCTTGAAATTGAACGACGTTGAACCAATTGACAATTGAACACCCGAACCGCCCGCGATGAATCCCGCGGTGTATGCGTTCGGCGCGTTGCGGAATCGGAACAACCCGAATGCGTTGAACGGGTTGAGGAATCGTTGAACGTAATGGATTTTCGCCAACTGCGCGGCGGGTAAAAAATTCCAGTTGTTGCCCGAACGACGTGCGGCAAATGTCGATTGATCAATGTCGACGTCGTCGGAAATCAATACCCGACCAATGTGTGCGCCCGTTTTATCATATCGTGAAACGTAACGCGATGCGGCATCGCGGTTGCCGTATTGTTCGAATACGAATCGTCCGCGTTGCATGAAAATTCGCGCGTTGTACAACGTCGCCATTTGACGCAACAATTCAAACGCGGGCGACAACACGTCGTTGCCGTCATCATCCTTTTGCGTGAAATACCGAACGTCAAAACCTTGCGCGGCCAATGGGTCATTTGCCGTTGAATACGTTTGCGCGTTAGTTTCCCACCAATCGGCCGACGTTTCAAAATAAACGTCGGACACGCCCCACAAATCGGTCGTTCCGATTTTGTCGAAGCATTCGTTCAACACGTCGGTGATTCGTGACGTTTTGAATCCGTTGGCTTCGTTCACCACGTTCGCCGCATCGTATTCGATATTCGCCAAACGTCCCAAACCATCCGTTGCCGTGATTTCGTATATGTAGGGTTGCGACGCGTCTTCGACGTTGACGAGGTCTTGCGTCAACCAGCCGACCCAATACAATTGGTATGAATCCAAACCAAGGGCGTTGACGGCGTCCGTTACGCACGACAATGATTCAATGGTTCCGGCGTCGGCCAACACGCGGGTTTCGAAATCCGTTGCGACGTCTTGCGACGATATGCGGCGGACGACAACACGAAAGCGGTTTTCTTGAAACGATTTCAGCGTGTCGATGAACGTTTCAAATGTGACGTCGGTTGAATATGCGCCGAACGACAATTTCGAACCGACAATCGGCGAAACGATGTCGTCGGTTTCGCCCTCGTACGTCAGTTCAAAACCGCGTGAATCGACGTTGAATTCGGTCGCAGCGGCGAGCCATTGCGAATCGTGAATTTCGATTTTGTATTGGTCGCCCCGATCGGAACGAAATTCGGCATATAAACGAACGGCCATTTGTTTTGTGTTGTATTAAAATCCGCGGTATCGTGAACGTTGACGCTCGGCGCGTTCGGACGAAATCAAAATGTCGGAACCTTGAATGCGACCCGTCACAACGACGTTGCTTTGGTTTCCGAAACCGCCCATCATCCCCTCGAGTTTATCCAACGGAATGACGGCCTCGGGGCCACGACCCTCACCAATCAATGCGAGCGTTGGCCCCGTGGCGATACCACCTTCGGCAAGTGCTGGAATGGTTCCGCCACCTTGAATCGCGCCCGCCTTTTTCGCAAGTGAGGTTCGGATTCCCGACGCTAACGCAACCAACGCAATACCGCCCGCGATGGCGACGGCGGGGTTCAATGTTTTCAATGCGACTTGAATTCCCAGCAACGCGATACCGGTTTGGATTGCCATTTCACCGACTTGTTGCAACAAACCCGCCAACGATTGCAACGCGAAGGTTCCGAAATCAGCAATCCCCGCACCGCCAACCGCGGCCGCGCCAATCATTTCACCGATACCAATTGCGAACGATGTCGCGGCACCCGTGATGGCGGACGAAATGTCCTTTGACAATTGTTTGGTCGCCTCAATCAATTTGAATTGTTCCATCGTCATCGCTTGAATCGGCGATGCCATTTGAACGGCACCCGCTTTCATTGCGGCAACCGCCGTGTTCATCGACTTTGGTGCAACCTTCGCCAATGATTTGAACGATGAAACGACGCCAGCAACCCCCGAACCACTGGCGGCGTCACCCGTTCCCGTTGTATCGCCTTCGACGCCGATTATTTCCGCCGCACCTTTGGTAACGGCCGACGCGGTAGAACCGCCGAACATTGCGCCGACGTCGCGTTTGACCTCTTTGGCGACTTGTGAAATGGATTTCAGTTTCGGAACGGCCTCCATTTCAAGTTTGTCGAACAACTCGATTTTGATTCCGTCCATACCAAGGGCGTCGGCGACGCCGTTGAACACTTTGATCCAGTTGTTCAAATACGAAATTCCGAGGTTCACGAATCCGCGAACGGCATTCAATGCCATCGCTTTGAACGCCTCGAAATTGTACCCCACATAAATCGCAATCGCGCCCAATGCCGCCAACGCCACAACGGCGATACCAATTGGCCCGATTAACATTCGCAAACCTTGAATGGCCATAAATCGTAATGCCGCGCCAATTTTCGTGATGTATGGGAGCATCAAAACGAAATTGCGTTGCATCAATCCAAACGTGAACAACAACGGCCCGATTGCCGCAACCAACCCCGCAATGACAACCGCAATGACTTTGATCGGGCCGGGCATTTCGTTCAACGTCGACAATACGGACGTCAACGCCTTCACCAACGGAACCAATGCAACGGAAATGATTTCACCGACGGAAATCATCAAACCCTCGAATGCGGATTGAAGGTTTTTGAATGCGCCTTGCGTGGTTGCGCCCATTGTTTCGGCCATCGCCTTTGCGGCCCCGTCGGCCTTTTCAAATGACGCGGTCAACGGGTCGATTTGTGCCGACCCCTTGGCCAATACCAACAATGCGGATTGTGCGGTTCGGCCGACCTCTTCGTTCGCATCGGAAAACGTAATTCCCGACGCGGCCAATTGTTTGATTTTTTCCGTGACGGGTTCCGCACCCGCACCAAGGTCGCCAATGATTTTCCGCAATGCGGTTCCCGCCATCGAACCTTTGATGCCGGAATTCGAAAGAACGGCCAGCATCGCGGACGTTTCCTCTAATGAAATACCAGCGGCGGCCGCAACCGGGCCGACGTATTTCATTGCGTCGGCAAACGTCGACAAATCCAATGCGGATTTGTTGAACGATTCCGCCATGACGTCGGCAACGTGTGTCGTTTGCGATGCATCCAAACCAAATGCGCGGATTGTTGCGCCCGCGATTTCCGCCGAACGTGCCAAATCCTCGCCCGACGCTTGTGCCAAATACAATGTGGCCTCGGTGACCTTCGTGATTTCGTCAGCGGAAAAACCAAGGCGTGCGAATTCCGCTTGCAATGCGCCAACCTCTTTGGCCGTGAAAATGGTTGATGCGCCAAGTTTTTCGGCGTTCTTTTTTAACGCCTCGAATTCATCGCCCGTAGCACCCGAAACCGCCTTGACCTCGGCCATTTGTTGTTCGAATGCTTGGAATGTGTTGACGGCAATTGCGCCCATCCCCGCAATCGGGGCGGTCAATTGCATCGTCAAACGTTTGCCGGTCGCTTGCATTTGCCGACCAGCGCGGTCAAGTGCGCGTTCCGCCTTATTCAACCCCGTAATTAACGGGGCGATGTTTGCGAAAAACCGAAGGTTAATGGACGAAAGATTCATCGAATGCCGAACTTTTGATTGATTGCGTCAATGACTTCACCGCGTGACCACACGCGCTTTGGCCCTTGACGTTTATTTTCCCACGGGAACCGAATCAAATCGGTCGGCGATAGTCGCTTTTTAGTATGCGGCGCAATCGTGACCGACGCGATCCACCGCGCCCGTTCCCAATCGGCGCGGTATTGTTGTTGCAGTTTTTCCGAAAAACCCCGCGACGTGTTCGCAAACTCGCGCGGGGTCATATCGTAAAACTGCGACGGCGTCAATCCTATTTGGCCAAATGCGTACGCTTCAATCGTGTCCCATGTAGGTATTTCAAAATCGGCGTTGCCGTCGATGCTTTGGCCCGTTATTTTTTTTCTTCTTCGGTGTTGAATTGCCGACCGAAAATGTCGAACGCCTTTTCCAAAATTGTGTTGTCGTCGTCAAGTAAATCAGCGACGTCGTCAACCGCCATTTTGAATGGCATTTTGTCTTTGCGTGCGCCGTCTTTGAAACCACACCAAACCAAGGTGATCGCTTGGTCAAGGGTGATGTCGTGTTGAAGGTTTGACAAAGACGCCAACGGCATTCCGGTCACGCGTGAAAATTCACGCAATGCGTTGAACCCGAATCGTACGGGAAAACGCTTGTTGTTTGTTTCGATGTATTCAACCATAAAAAAGAAAAAATGGGGGCGTTTCCGCCCCCGTTAATTGTTAGGCGTTCGCCGTTTCGGCAAGTACGCCAGTTCCCTCGAACGAGAACGAAAACGTTGCGTTGTCCTCAACACCCGCCTCTTGGTCAAGTGAGGTGATGAATCCGCGGCCCGAGTAGTATTTTTCGCCACTTGCGGTTGAACCAAACTTGACGTAAAGGTTCGTGCGTCCGTTAAGGTAACCGAAAAGGTCGGAATATCCGTCGGCACTCGTAAGTGAGTACACAACCAATCCGTCGCCGGACAAAGACCATGAGCGTTGGCCCGACAAAAGTTCACGCCATCCGGCTGAATCTTTGGTTGATGTGTCGCGGGTTTCCATTGAAATTGACAATGACGCGTTGGTCATACGTCCAACCTCGTCGAAGGTAGTGCCGTCCGTGCTGAATTGAATCAGTACGTCGGTTGCGTTCATGATGGCAGTAGATGCGGGCATGATTATTTAGTTTTAGGGGTTTTAATTTCGGGTTTTGCGTCGTCTTCGTCGCTAACGATGAATCCGGCGGCTTTGAGTTGTTCGGCCGTATGATACGGAACCATGACGAACGAACCTTTGAGAATGACGCGCTCGCGCATCACTTCCCAATCTTTTTTCAATTCAATTTTGATCATAACTTAATGATTCTGAATGTTAAATCAACTTGTTTGGCGAAATATCGTTCGTCGTCCGAAAACAAATCCCTTTCACCTTCAAATTTACAACTTTGGACGGCAACGTCCAAAATAATTTCACGCATACGAACGAATGCGGAACGAACGTAATCGATGCCGGTTGCGGTATCGGAATAGTTCGTGGAAATAAGCGTGATTCGCACGTCGACGGAATCAATGTGAGAATCCGAATCTTTGGTTCGGGACGGCGTGTTGTTTATCACCTCGTAAATGGCGTACGGCGTTGGTTGCGCTTGTGCGCCGACCAACGGAAAAACACGGCCACCGAACAACGAATTCAAATTCGCATCGGTCGTGAACTTTGATTTGATTACTTTACCAATCATTGCACCGATTTGTTGAATTCATTTTCAATGTATGCCTTTGCGTCGGCCGTGAACTTTGCCGTCACCAATGCCATCGTGCGCGCTTTGGCGCGATCGGCGAAACCCAAGTTTGAACCGCCGTACCGCCCCGACTTGATGTTTCCGTAGTTGATGAAATGCGCGAACCAACCGCCCTTTTCGGGGTCGGCAAATGCGCCCTTTACGCGTGGGCCGACCCAATATGCGGAAAACAAACGCGCGGGGCCATTCGTTTTGCCCTTGCCAATACCAATTGATTTGGCCAATGTTCCCGGCTGGATTTCCGCATACAAACCGCCGTTGCGGTACACCTTGATGGTTTTGTCGGCGTTCTCGATTTCGGCCTTCATCGCATCGCGTGTGATACGCATTGCGTCGCGTTGTAGTTTGCCCAAATCGCGTGCGTCGATGGCGTGTGCGAATTTGGATAGTTCGTTCAGCACACGCGAAAATTCGCGGTTCATTTCGGCACCATCGATACCAATGCCACCGACGTCACCACCTTTGTGTTTGTACGTCCGTGCCATCAGTCCGACAATTTGGTATGGATTCGCATCGTATGACGGCGCGCGTCCGCGTTGATGATGGATTCGATTTCGTAAATTTGACCGCGGTACGAAATCCGCATTTGTTCGTTGATGTCGTTACGCCAGCGAATCAAAAATTGAACCTTGCGTGTGGCGACTATTTGGTCGGACGTTTCCCCTTCGGAACCGCTTTTCTCCTCGACCTTCGCCCACACCGACGCCAACGTTTCGAAATCAACAACGCGTTGTCCGAAATAATCTTGACCGACGCCACCCAATTCGTCTTGAATCGCGTCGACGACGCACGATTCCGAAACCAATTCGCCGAAATCGTTGGTCACACGTTGTTCGAATGTATCGACAACGGCGGTTGTGTTCGATTCCGCTGGAACGAACGTTTGAATCGTGATGCGCTGGTCGAAATCGCCCGGGTTCATTTTAGAACTCAAAAACGCGGTATGGATTCCAAAGATATTCCGACGCCGTTGGCAAACGCTTCACGGAATCCGTGCGGTTTTCGTACATGTCGCCAATGACGAGCATCATGCCGTGTTTCAACGGCGCGGGAACGGCGGCGGCGTTGGCAAATCCCGCAACGTAACGCACGAACACGGCGTTGATGGTTTCGTATGTGCCGAACCATCCGTTGTCGGGTGAAATACGCGCGGGGCGCGAAATCGTGTCAATTTTGTAATCAGCGGCGTTCGCCGTGATCGTGGTTTCGTTTCCGTCAATGTATTTGACGTAGGTCACGGCCGACACCGGCGAACGTGACAAACGAATTTCGTCTTTGTAATCGCCCGAATACTGCGGGAAATCGTCAAAGAATTCCTCAAATGTCGTTGGCAACAACGCCATTCGGGTGTATGATTCGCACAATTGACGCGCGGCCGTGATGAAAATGGCCAACGTTGCGTCGTCATCCGAATGGTCAACGCGCAAAAATTCCTTAACCTCGGCCAATGTTAATGGTTCCGACGCGGGCGGCGTGACAATTTGAATGGTTTTTTGTGCGTTCATGGTTTAGCGTTTTTCCGTCTTTGACTTTGGAACGGCGCGTTCAGCCCGTTGGGCGGCGGGCTTGGCGACAACTTCCGCCAAACCCGCGCCAACGTACTCCATCGCCGCCTCGGCGGTAAGGGTATGCACCTCGCCCGAGCGATATGCAAACCCGTTACCAACCAAGGTTGTGAGGAATCGAATTTCCATTCGATTAGGCAGTTTTCATAGTGATGTACTTGATGGCAGAACCATTGATTGCACCAGCGTCAGAACGCTTGTACGCAATGAATCCAACCAACAAAGCGTCAGCGTAACGCTCGTTCAAACGAAGCATTTGAACGCCACCAGCATTGCGAACAACGTACTTGCTGAAATCAGCGGCAACCAATGGTTTGTTGGCTGAAGCGATAGCGGCCATGTCGTTGTTGACGTAGAATGGTACACCGAATACGCGGTCGGGTTCTCCAGCGGCCATACCCGGGATAAACACGGGGAAATCGTTAGATGAACCAACACCAAGTTTGCGGATAGCGGCGGCAGTTGAATCGGCACCCATAAGAGCGAACGAAGCAGAATTGCGGTACGACTTGTCAACGCTATGGATAAGGGTCAAGATTTCGTCGGCCGTGATTGCGGTTGCACTTGCGGTAGTGAGGGCAGATGAACCAGCGGTGATGATACCGGTTGGCTTGCTTGATCCGTCACCCGTGGTGAAATGCGCGTTTTGTCCGCGTGCGATACGCGTGCCAAGGGCGTCAACGAGGAATGCGTCGAGGTCGAAGGCGGCGTCTTGCAACAATTGGTAAGAAACCTTTACGATTTTAGACGAGTAGGTGTAGGCACCAAGGTTCAACGCGGCAAACGTCATGTCGCTTACAACGTCGGCAGAACCTTCGCTCAAGATAGCACCAACGATGCTGGTGTCGTCAACCTTTGGATAAGGCAACGTTGCGCCGCTTTGGGTGTTCAGAACTTGCGCAAGACGCTCAACCTCACCGGTGAACTTCGTCGCAACGCTCAACGCGTACGAGAAATCTTCGGGAACGAGGTAACCACCGGCAGATGCTGGGGTCGTCAATTGTGGGTCGGTTCCACGTTGTTCAACGAGTGAACGCTCTTCGTTGTTCAGACCGGCAAGGCCATGACGAAGGTATTTAGAAAATGCCTCACGCTTGGTGATTTCCTTTTGTTCGGCACGGGCCTCACGTCCAGCGGCAATTTCCTTTTTCATTTGCTCGGCGCGCTCGATTTTCTCGGCACTCTCGCCAAGGGCGCGAACGTCGTTCTCGATTGCATCGAACTTTTGGTTTTCTTCGGCGTTCAGCGAACGGCCTTCGGTTTGTGCGGCGGCAACGATGTGATTCATTTCGTTGACCAACGCGGCGCGCTTTTCGCGCAGTTGGATTGAATTCATGATTTATGAATTGAGGTTAATAATTCGTAGAATTAAAGAGCGCAAATTCGGCCGTTCGACCTCGTTCACGTTTTCTGCTTCCAAACCAATTGGTTCGGTTTGTGGTACGTCGACGACCTCGTCAACGTTTAATGCGCGCGACACCAGTTGCGATGTGGCGGCGGGGTAGGCGGGAATAACAACGGGCGCAACGTCAATCAAACGCGAAACCTTCGTGATTGTACGAACGTTTTGTTTGTTTTTGATTTCCCATTTGTCGGATTCGATCATAAATGCGAACGACGATTGATTGACGTCACCGCGGCGCATCAATTCGGCCAAATCGTTGGCGTATGTCGTGTTCGGCAAATCGATTTCGTACATTAAACCCTTTTCGTCGACCGAAAGGCGCAACGTTCCCGACGATACGCGACCAAGTAGGTAGTTCCAATCGTGGTTGTAGAACCCGCGAACGTCGTCGTTCATAACGGAATCAAACGCACCCGGCGCGATGTATTCAATGAACCCGCCCAAATCCTCGGACGGCGAATTGAATACGGCCGCATAACCGCGAATCGTTTGACCCATAACGTCGGCGCGTTGGGTTGTGGTACGGCGTTCCATGATGGGAACGTTTTTGCGAACGTCGGCGTCGTATTCCTCCAATGTGGAAAAACGATGCACCACGTTCAACGGCGGTTGTTGTTCGACGTATGCCTCGATTTCGGTGTCGAATTCGTACACACGGATTTTTGCGGCGGGGTCGTCGGGCGTACCCGTTACCACAAAGCCCGAATCGGCCTCTAATTCGCCGTCCATTGCGATTTCAATGACGCGACCATACGCGAACCCGTTTGACGAATTCCAACGCACGAAATCGCCTAATTCGAGGTCGTCGGGCATTGCCCGTGCGTCCGTCCCTACCTTAACGCCGACGCCGCCGATTTCGGCCAACACGTCGTCGTTGTTTTCGTAGTGACGAACAATGTTCAATTCGTTCACCTTTTCAATTTTTTTCTCGTTAGACCCCGTCGCGAAAATGCGCGATGCGGGAATTCCGTATTCCTCACCGAACGCGATCAACTCGGCGTCATCGTTGCGGGCGGAAATAATGTAAACCTCGGAACCGGATTCCAATTCCTTTTGCAAATACTCTTTGCCCTCGGCCGTGGTCAACGTGCCATCGTAATCAAACGAAACGCGTTCGCCCTCGGCGCGCAATTCGCGCTTGTATTCCTCGGATTCTTTGTACGTTTCCTCGGCCCAAACCAACATTTCGTCACCGCCCCATGCCGCGTACATGACCGAACCGCATATTTCGTTCCCCTCGGAATCGAAAAAATCGCCTTGGTCATAAACCTTGGCGCGGGATAAAAACGAATAAATGCGCGGCAGACGTTCAACCGACACGGCCTCGCGTTCGGACAAAATTCGGGCGGTTTCCCAACCAACGGCGGTGCCGCATTGCGAATCGTTTTCCTCGCGATGTTTCAACGCACGTTGCGCGTTGTCCGTGGCCGCTTGCGGGTAATCAGTCCAAGGCATCGTTTTAAATGCTTTGATCTTGACCGGCGTTCACCATGTTCAACGGCTGGAGGTACACGTCGCCACCATCGACGTCGGGCAATTGTTCTTTTTTGCGAATGTCGTTCACCGACAACCAACCCCACTGGCGGCCGACGGCGTACGCATCGTATCTCGATTTGATGTCACCACGCAACAAACCTTCGAGGTTGAATTCGACGAAAAACGGCGATTCCAAACCAAACAATTTCAACGTGAATTCTTGTTCCCAACGCACGGCGTATGGGCGAATCGTATTGCGGACAAACTGAATACCTTGTTCCTCGACGTTCGCACGCGTGGCGGAATTTTTCAAATCGCCCAGCATATGCGGCGGAATAAGAAACCAGCGGGCAACCTCTTCGACTTGGAATTCGCGTGTTTGCAAAAATTGCGCTTGGTCGGGCGGAATCGTCATGCGCTCGATTTTCATCCCCTCTTCGAGAATTGCGGTTTTGTGGGCGTTGCCCAAACCGCCGTATGAATTCGCCCACGAATTTTTGATTCGAACGTATGCGTCGTCCGACAAACGTCCGGGGTGCGTTAACACGCCACCGACGTTTGCGCCGTTGCCGAAAAATT